CTGGTCTGGCTTCACTACGTCCGCAAAGCCCGCCTCTTTGATTTCGTCGCCTACCATCCACGTTTCGGCGGCCATCAAGTCGGAAAGGTGGTCACGATCCGCGCCGGTGCGCCGCTCGTACACATTCAGGATTTGACCCTTCGCTGCGCGCCAGCGCTGGGGCACCGCTTCGGCTTCTTGTTCGGACGTAGCGATAGCCAGCAGGATCGGATCGTGAATCATGACCGTCGCCTCGGGCGCGACTTCGATGCGATCGCCGGCCAGCATGACGACCGAAGCGATCGACGCCGACAACGAGGCCACATGGACGACCTTGTTCGCCGACAAGTCGCGCAGCGCGCGGTAGATTGCCAGGCCATCCCACACCGAACCGCCCTCGGAATGGAGATTGACATTGAGCGTGCTGACGCGCCCTAGTCCGCGCAGTTCCTTGATGAAATCAGCCGCGGCGGTCGATTCGTCCCAGGCGCCAAAGTCACCGATCAGGCCGAAGATGTCGATCTCGGCCTCGCGGCCTTGGCTGGTGATGTTCCAGAAGCTACCCGTCGTGTTCATTGGTTTTTGCCTCCTCGGCTCGCTGTTTGAGTAGTTCGCCGCACGCTTCGAGCGTCTTGACCGCCAAGTCGGCCGCGCGGCGCGCCATGATTTCGTCTTCCGCAGCCTGATATGCCGGGTTCGCCGCCAAGCCGGCTGCGATCCGTAGCGCCGCCTCTTCCAATTTCGTAAAGCCGCCCCAGGTGTGAATCTCCATGCCCGTCCCCGTCGGCACGGCTACCGAAATTGGTACGGCATGAGGCCCCTGATGCGGCTTCACGTCGAGCGACACAAACTGCTGCGCGACCGATCCAGGCAAAACGACATTCCCGGCGTGCTGGTTATTTCGATGACCCATCGTCGGCTCCAATCCAATCGAGAAGCGATGCGCGCCGCGCCTCCCAGGTTTCGGTTTCTTTGCGGACGGCGACGCGCAAATCCGCCCGGTTCGTCGCGTGCAAGACGTTGTGCAGCCGCGTGCGGCTCTCGGCAACGTAATCGGCGGCGATTTTCGCCACATCGACCCGCTTTGACCCCAGTTTTTCGAGCGTGTCGGCCGCCGTCGTCAACTGCGCGGCCAGTCTCGAGTGGAACGAGTGATACCAGCCGCTCGTGATCTGCTTGAACTGCTCGGGCTTCCGCGCAGCGTCACGCACCTCGTGCTGCTCTTGCGCGAGCAGGAATTGCAGCGATTCGTCGAGCAAGGCGCGAAACGACGTGGCCACACGCTTTTGCAGGCCCAACACCCGCGACTCGGCCTCGTTTTGGGCGATTTTCGCCTCGTTTTCGGCCGTGTCCGCTCGATTTTGGGCTGCTTCGATCTCTACCTTCGCGTCGGCAAGGGCGGCGAGCGATTCGTCGCGCGACTTCGCTAGCGCGTCGGCCTGCGCGCGAAACGTGTCGCGCTCGGCGCGTAGGATGCCGACGTCTGCGGCCAGAGCATCGACGCGCGCCTTGAACTCGTCGCCGCGCTGATTGGCCTTGCCAACAGCCGCTTCCAACCGAGAAACGCTCTTCTCGGCCTCGATTTTCCCGGTTTTCGCGTCAGATAGGGAGTTTTCCGCTGTTTTGAGGGCGGTTTCGGCCTTTGCAGCGCGTTCGGTGGCCGCATCGTGCTGTTTTTCGAGCGCCGCGATGCGCGCCGTCGATTGCCGGTCATGCGCCTCGGCTGAGTCGGCACGCACGCCCGCTTCGGTGGCGCGTTGAGCTGCATCGTCGCGCTCAGCCTCAGCGCTTGTGATCTTGGCCCGAGACTCAGCCAGGGCAGCGCTTGCTGTCTCTAAAGACGCTTCCGCGTCGGCTTTTGCCTTGTCAAGGCGGGAAGCGCCTGCTTTCAGGGCGACGATCTCGGATTCTAGCGCCGCCTTCGCATCGGTCGCCAACTCGACGCGTTGGCACGCATCGCGCCAGCGTTGCTCGGCAGCTTCCTTGAATCGCAGCTCTTCCGAGAGTCGAGCAGTCAATCGCGACACTTCATTGCGACCATGGCGAACGTGGCGTGATAGCCTGCCCGCCAACAGTCGCAACTCTCGCGCGCGGTTATCCGCGGGCGTCGGCGGCGTCGGAGGAGTTTCTGGAGTCGGCGCCGTTTCCGGAATCTCGGCCGGCTTGTCGATTTCCTTCTGCGCGGCCGACTTCACCAGCTCGATCGGCGCCATATCGCGCTTCATCCAGTAGGTCGAGCCTAACCCATCCGGCAACTTGTTCAATTCCAGGTGCGCGCGCCATTCGTCCTGATTGATCACTCCATTCATCAGGCCGAGCTGAAGCACTTCCGCCTGCTCTTTCGGCGTGCCGCGCAAGAGTGCAGCCATGTTGAACTTCGTGCGGTAGCCGGCCTTTTTCTCCGTTTCGGTGAACAACTGGCGATCAAGCGCCTTCTCCACGCGCACCGTACGCCGCAGCATCGGCTGCGAGACCAGAAAGCGGTTCATTTCCTCGGTGTTCGCGAATGTGCCCTTGGAGAGCTCGTAGAGCACATGCGGCGGCACATCGTAGAAGCGGCACATATCCTGAACCGTGCCGAGTTCCGCTTCCATCAGCTTCGCGTGTTCGGGGTCGACGGAGATCGACCTGTAATCCATCCCCTCCCACAGGACGGCGATTTCGTTGCCCTCTTGGTGAATCGTGCGCCATTCGCGGCGCACGTCGGCTCTGGCGTTTTCGCTGAGCGTGCCCTTATGCAGCAACACGCCCGTCGGCCGACCGCCCTTCTCGTAGAAGCCGGCCTCGTAGCTCTGCTGCGCGAGACCAACGCCGATCGCTTTGGCCGCGTACGTGATCACGCCCTTGCCGATCAGCCCGTCATCCGACAGGTGGCCGACGATATTCAGCATGTCGACCGCGTCAATCGGCTCCTCGGTCGCATTGTTGCTGCGCACCAGCCAGCGGCCGGTCCACCGCTTGCCGACCTTCTCAGGCCGGACGCGCGTCGGGTGGATCGGCCACAAGGCGAACAGCCGATCGCTATCGCTCCGCCGCTGGATTTCAGCAAAGGCGTTGCCGTAGTTGATCCACCACTGGGTCATCATCTCCCAAAAGACGAACGAATCTATGTCCGTATTGGGCTCGCTACCGAGAAGGCGATACGCTTCATGCTTCTTGGCCTCTTCGCGGCCGTCTGCGCTATCGCGGTAGACCTTGCACGGCAGAGCGCCGAACAAACCGGCAAGCGCATTGGTCGCTGCCCAGCAGCCGGAGTAGGTGAGCGCGGTCAGTCCCGTGACCTTTTCGCCAGCGGCAAGCGAGCCTTTCGGCTCGTACCAGTAATCGTCGTGCGGCGGTGGCAGCGCGGGCGGACCGTAGACCTGGGCCCGAGGCACCAGGAAATCGACGATCGTTCGTCGCGTGCTCGGTAGTTGCGTCTCAGTTGTCATTCAGCGTCCTAAGTGCGCAATCGGGACCAGATCAAGCCGGCCAGCAGCAATAGCCCCAGTACGGTCGGCCCCAATGGCAACCAGGCCAGAGAACAGCCAAGCGTCACCAGCGCCAGAGCTAGAATCAGGATCGCGGACTCGGCATTCATAGGCGCAGGTTTCCGGGTGTTTCGTAGATGGAGACGGGGACCGGCCGCAGTGCCGAAGCCAACCCCATGATGGCCGCCGCGGGACCATCGATGCGCGCCACCGTATTGCCTTCCGGCTTGGATGGCATTTTCAGCCCGCCACGGTCGCGCCATGTCAGCAGGCCCACCTGCCAATCCATGACTCGATTGCCGCGGTGCTCAAGGCGATGGTCGATAATCAGTTGCTCGAACGCCTCACACGGCTCGTTGTAAAATGGTGCCGATTGCGGGAACGCTTCGACGGTGATACCGTCTTCGTCTTGAAGCTGTTGGGCGAAGACCTGCGCGAATCGCTCGTCATAGACGACTTTCACGAGCCGATAAATCGCCGCAATGTTCTTGATGCACTGCCGCATCAATGGAAAGTCGGACGTGTCGCCCTCGGTCAGCGTGATGTCTCCCAGGCGTTCCCAGTCGTGCCAGCGCACTTGCGAGCGTTGTGTGGCCGCAGTCTCTTTCGGCAGCCAAAACCAAGTGAGCAATCGCAGCAACGGCTCGCCGTCGACTTCGCCCCAGGGGAACCACAGAACAAACGCGCTCGTGTCCCACTTGAACCCCAAATCCAGCGCCCCGTAGCAATCTCGGCCCGCAAGTTCCGCCAGGTCGAAGCTCTTGGAACACGCCCGCCAATCCTCCATGCGTATGGCGGCGCGAGATGCCGAGAGCCAGATGTTTAATCGGTACATCTTGAACTCGGCAAGATCGTTCAGGGATGCCTTTGAGCGGCGATAATCGTCCAGGAATTCCCGTTCATCGACGATCCGCCCCCACGCCGGATTGGCGAGCTTCCCGAATTTGACCGGATCGGCGTCAAGGTCCGCATCGGTCATTTCCGTTGGCGCTTCGTATGCCAGATGAAAGAAGCGCTCATCGTCGCGTTCACCTGCGGCGACCAGCTTGCCCCAGTCATATTGCGATTTGCCGTAGCCTTGTAGACCATCGCCGGCCGTCGAGACTTCGATCTGCAAGGGCTCGCTCCGCGAAATCCCAGCGCGGCTGACCCGGTTCATGAATGCGCGGTCCACGACATGCGTTTCGTCGACTAGGATGGAGCCGTTCAATCCCTCTTTCGCCTTTTGGGTTTTCGAGTCGGCGGAGGAAATCGGCTTCAGAATCGAGCGCGTCGGCGCGTGCGTGATCTGCATCAGGCTCTTGTTGATCTCGCACTCTGCGAGAAGTTCGTCGGAAGCCTGAACCATTTCGATGGCGTGCTTCCCGGCGATTTCTCGCGATTGCGAGCCGTCCTTTGCGCACAAGTACACCTTCTGCCCCATCTCGCCATCGGCACAGAGCAGATACAAACCCCATGCGGCGAGCGTCGGGCTCTTTCCGTTCTTCTTGGGAATCCAGATCGACGCCTTGGTGTAGCGGCGCACCATACGATTCCAGCGGTCGGACCAGCGTACCCAGCCGAACAGGCACAGCGTAGCCTCGAGTTGCCAATCGCGCAGCAGCATCGGATCGCCGGCCAGTTCACCTTCGTAGAGCCGCAGGTACTTTTCGATCCACTCCACGACGAATTGGCCGCGCTCCGGGTCGAATCGGCAGCCGTTTCGGGCTGCCTTCTCGTCAGAGGCGTTGCGAATCCACTTCTTTGTTTCGCGGTCGATGGCTTTCATGCCCGCTGTCGCTTGGCAACGCCCTTGGTTGGTTTGTTGACCACAATACGGCTGCGACTGCTCGGGGTCATCCCGAACTCGACTAACAACTTGTACACATGCTCCCAAGCTTTATTGGCGACCGCTAGGTATGGATTCTGGTAGAATCCTCCATCCTTCGTCTTGAGAACTTCTCCTGTCTGTGTGATCATCGCTTCAGCTTTTACGAGGCGGGCGAGCGCCGACGCCAAGAGTGCCAGCGCCACACCATCGAGCACGGTCAACACACCCAACGACAGCAATATTGGTCCCACTTCTGACCAATGTTCACGGGCCTCGTCTCGAATGAAATCTGGACAGGGAGGCATCACAATATCCGGCTTGGGCTCGCTCTCATTCAGCGGGCGCTTCCCTGGATTCCCGCGAAGAATCTTGAGCGTAGTCGGTTGTGGCCTGCGACCCCTCATGGTGCCTTCTTTTCTGGGGGCCGTTTGGGGAGCTGTGCAAAAGAATTGAAAGATTCAATTCTCACTGCCCTGGCCGCCGTGTTAGCCTGGTGTCGGGGAAAAAGATAATGTCCGACACAACGCTGATTGCCTGGACCGACCATACGTTCAATCCCTGGATGGGATGCACGAAGGTCTCGGCCGGTTGTGCGCACTGTTATGCCGAAGCGCTCACGACGAATCGCATGGGGCGCCGCCTGTGGGGTGATTCCGCGCCGCGCCAAGTTACGAAGTCGCCGTGGGCACACATCAAGCAGTGGGAGCGTGCGGCAGCCGAGGGCCATGCTGGCATACTTGGCGCCGGCCGTCCGCATCTTGTGTTTGTCGGCTCGCTGATGGATTGGGCTGAGGATCGGCCGGACCTGTCGGAGCCACGCGGAAGAATGTGGGAGGTCATCAGGTGTTCGCCCCACCTGCACTTTCAACTCCTCACCAAGCGCCCCGAGAACATCAGGCGTTTTTTGCCGGACGATTGGGGGCCTGGCTACCCGAACGTCTGGCTTGGCACGTCGATCGAGGACATGCGCGTATCGAATCGGGCCGACATCCTGCGCGACATCCCGGCCGTAGTACGATTTATCAGCTACGAGCCCGCACTGGGGCCGCTGGATGGACTCGATCTTGCCGGCCTGGATTGGGTAATCTTCGGCGGCGAGAGCGGCCCCAAGTTTCGTGAAGCCGACCCGCAGTGGTCCCGCGACATGCGCAGGCATTGCGAGGCGAACAACGTGGCATATTTTCACAAACAATCGAGTCATTTCTTTACCGAGCGCGGGATAACTTTGGACGGCGAGACGGTGCGAAACTTTCCGATCCCGCGCGTTGTCCAGACAACCCAAGCGATTCAAGTCGCTTGACGATTACGTCGCAGTAGGCCGGCGACAGCTCAATTCCACAACAGGCGCGCTGCATATGCTCGGCGGCCACGAACGTCGAACCGCTGCCCGCGTAGGGATCGAAGACGACATCCCAGGGCGGAGTGAAGTGCGTCAGATGCTCTAGCAGCAATTTCACTGGCTTTTCGTGCGGATGGTTTTGTCTCTCCTCGTGCACCACAATGCTGTCAAAACTGAGCCTTTTATTCTTCGGGCATACCCGATCTGATCCGCATTGTGCTACGATCGCATGACGACTGCAAATCTGAGTTGTCGCCCCCCGATGCGACGTCACCTTGTCAATAACGCGCTCAAAACGCCACAGACTCTGTGGAATGGCCCTAATGTGGATGCCTTGGCCAAACACGATGCAAGGGTCCATGATGTGTTGGACCCACAGCGTTGATTCTTCAAACGGCGGATCGAGGACAGCTACTCCCGGTGTGACACCAGCTAGGACGCGCTTACGCGCGTCGAAGTCACCGGAATCTCCGCATAACAAGCGGTGCCTGCCAACCACCCACAGATCCCCAGGCTTAGTGATCGCCTGTTTCTCGGATGGGGGCTCGGGTATGTCGTCGTGGTAGGTATGACCCGCCTGCGGATCGAACGCGAGCTGCCTGGATAGATGTTCGCGCGCCGCGCTTTCCACTTGCGCCAAGAGCGCCGCCAGCTTTTGCTCGTCGGTTTCAGCCATCGCGGCCAGCGGATCAACCGTCGCAAGCAGCTTCGCTGCCTCCCAGTCGTCCACGTCGAGCACCAGGACGGGCCATTCGCTGTCAGGAGCCACGTCGGCCCGCAGGTGACCGTCGATCAGTTGCAGCCCCGCTGGCGTCTCGCGCACGAGAAGCGCGTCGGCGATCCCAATCTCGGCCAGGATGCCGCGCATTGCGTCTTGTTGCGCCTTGGGGTGCGTCCGCCAGTTCGCAGGGTTCGGCAG